AGGAGGGTGAGCCGGAAAGACTGGCGGGTTATCCTGTCTATACCTCTGAGTATGCTCCGACCAATATGATCTCATTCGGTGATTACAGCTATTACAATATTGGCGACAGAGGTACCCGTTCCTTTAAGAAACTGACTGAGCTTTTCGCAGGAAATGATATGGTCGGCTTTGTCGCAAAAGAGCGCGTTGACGGAAAACTTGTTCTTCCCGAAGCTGTACAGATCCTGAAAATCGGCGGCACTACCGGAAAGGTGACTAAGCCCTGATGAGGTGATCGAATGACTGTATCTCTTAAGGAAGTAAAAAAATTTCTTCGGGTAGATCATAACGATGACGATTCGCTTATCCGCAGCTACATTTATGCTGCGGAGGCGCTTTGTCTGGACATTCTGCGCACAGATGATAAGACGATCCTTAAAAGCGCAAAGAATGCAAAAATAGCGGTGCTTTATGCAATCGCATATTTTTACGAACACAGAGAAGAAGCTGATTACAAGGCTCTGACAATTTCACTCAGAGCCTTGCTTTCCGGCAACAGGAAGGAGGAATTTTAATGCAGATATCTTTGCTTAGTGAAAGAATTACCTTTCAGAGAAATGTAATACTCACCGACCGTATCGGCAATCACATGAGCAGCTGGAACGATGAGTTTTCCTGCTATGCGACCATAGGCGGCGAAGGCGGCAAGGAAACGGCTGTGGCGGGGACAACTGTTGAGAATACGGATATTTCCTTTACCGTCCGTTGGTGCGCTCTGGCAGCGACTGTCAGCACCACAGGCTACCGCATTATGTTCAAAAACGAGATCTACGATATTATCGCAATCGACCATATGAACTACAAAAAGAAGTGCATCAAGTTCCGCTGCAGAAAGGCACGGCGATAGCATGAGCAAGACTGTAAAAATAGAGGAGCTTGCAGGTGAGGTTATGAAGGGACTGACCGAGTATTCTAAACTTGCCACAACCGATATGAAGAAGGCAGTCAGAAAAGCCGGAAACGAAGTCCGCAGTGAGATACAAGCTAATGCTCCGAAGGATACCGGTACTTATGCAAAAAGCTGGGCTGTTAAGAAAATGAAAGAATCCTCCGAAAAGTTAGAGGTAGTTGTTCATTCAAAAAACAGATATCAGCTTGCACATCTTTTGGAATATGGTCATGCTCTCCGTGGCGGCGGCAGAGCAAAAGCACAGCCTCATATTGCACCTGCTGAGGAGCATGGCATTGAGGGACTTGAAAAGGCTATAGAAAGGGCTTTGAAAGGGTGATGCTATGGATAAGATAATATCAATATTAAACGAGATCGGACTGTCCTACGCATATCATCATTTTGCGGAAGGTGAAAGTCCGAATCCGCCTTTTATCTGTTATCTTCTGCCGAACAGTGATAACTTCGCTGCTGACGGCAGAGTTTATTATAAAATCAACGATGTACATATCGAACTATATACAGACTTCAAAAACACGGAGCTTGAACTGAAAGTAGAGGAAGTGCTTGACCGTTACAATATCTTCTACAACAAGTCTGAGGTCTGGATAGACAGCGAAAAGCTGTACGAGGTGGTGTATTCTTATGAGATTGGGGGAACCGATAATGCCGAATAAAAAGAATAAAGTCAAATTCAATATCTGTAATGTGCATTACGCAGTCGTTAAGCTTAATCCTGACGGGACAGCGACCTTTGAAACACCTGTACCGATGCCCGGTGCGGTATCTTTGTCACTCGACCCGAACGGAGAACCTAACAATTTCTACGCAGATGGGTACGCATATTACACGATAAGCAACAATATGGGATATGAAGGGGACTTGGAACTTGCTCTTATCCCGGAGAGCTTCCGCAGGGATGTTCTTAAGGAAACGATCGACAACAATGGTGTGCTCATCGAAAACTCAAATGTGGAAACAGAAAACTTTGCACTTCTCTTTGAGTTTGACGGCGATGTGCGAAAGATCCGTCATGTGATGTATTACTGTTCCGCAAGCAGACCTACTATTGAATCACAGACCAATGAGGATGAGATCGAGGTAAAAACAGAGAAGCTCACCATCAAAGCGGCTCCGCTCGGAAACGGTCTTGTCAAAGCAAAGACGGGCGATGATACCAATGATGAGGTCTATTACAACTGGTACAATGAGGTTTACATGCCGAATATGATCGTCGGCGGTCAGGAAATGCTTGCTGCGTCTATATGAAGGGGGTGACAATTTATGTGTACAAATATGGCTCCACAAGATATTATTGGGCGGCAATTTGAGAAATGGAGTGTTTTATCTGTTGCTGGGAAACATAACAATAAATGGTATTATGAGTGCCAATGTAGATGTGGAAACAGAAAAAGAATACGAAGAGATGCCTTATTGTATGGTTCCTCAAAATCATGTGGATCCTGTGCATTTATTGAAAAAGAGGGTGACCATTACAGATACTTTTGCTCTAATGGTGACTCTTTTTTATTTGATGAGTGTGATTTATCAATAGCAGAATCTCGTCAGTGGTATATATTTCGGAAATATCCTATGGGGGCATTCAATGGTATTCCTCGAAAGTTTTCTGTAGCTGTAATGAATCCTGCTAAAGGTGAGGTGGTGGATCATATTAATGGTAACACCAGAGATAACCGCAGAAAAAACCTTCGAAATATTACTCAGGGCAACAATACTAGAAACCGGCATATGGCTAAGAATAACAAGACGGGATATAAAGGAGTCAGCCTAAACAAACGAACTGGAAAGTACGAAGTTCATATATGTATTATCGGGAAGGATAAATATCTGGGATTGTATGATACAGCAATTGAAGCCGCTCAAATATATGACAATGCTTCGAGACAATTTCACGGTGAGTATGGATGTGTAAATTTTCCGCAAGGTGAAGAAATAAGTTGTTTTTCAAGTATATAACGAGGAGGTACTTAAAATGAGCATGACACAGACGATAGAAATTGACGGACAGCCGGTAAAATTCAGGGCTTCCGCCGCTATACCGAGAATATACAGAATGCGATTTCACAGGGATATTTACAAAGACCTTTCCTCCCTAGAAAAAGCGATCAGCAAGCAGGACGAAACTGATAGTAACCTTGATCTTTTCTCCTTGGAGATGTTTGAAAATTTAAGCTGGGTTATGGCTAAACATGCCGATCCGTCTATTCCCGATACCCCGGAGGAATGGCTTGATAACTTCAATACATTTTCCATTTATCAGGTACTGCCGAAGCTGATAGAGCTGTGGGGGCTTAATGTCCAGACCACAGTACAGTCTAAAAAAAACTTAGACCGACTGACCGCCCAATGACAACACCGTTATTCCTGCTCCGATGTGTACAGCTTGGCATTTCTATCCGTGACCTTGACTTGCTCACAATAGGAATGGTCAATGATATGTACATTGAGAGCAGGAACGATGAATATAAAGGGTACAGCGAGATTGCAACACAATCTGATTACAATGCATTTTAGTGCAGAAGGGAGGACATCCGATGGCAAACAGAATAAAAGGAATTACTGTCGAGATCGGCGGCGATACTACTAAACTATCTAAGGCACTGAAAAATGTTGATGGCTCAATAAAAAATACACAGTCTCAGCTTCGGGATGTCAATAAACTCCTGAAATTAGACCCCGGAAATACTAAGCTTTTGGCGCAAAAGCATCGCCTTCTCGGTGATGCGGTAGGTCAGACAAAACAAAGACTTGAAACGCTGAAAACCGCTGCGCAGCAGGCTGAAAAAGCTCTCGCTGTAGGTGATATTTCCAAAGAGCAATATGACGCACTTCAAAGAGAAATAGTGGAAACGGAGCAGGAGCTTAAACGACTCGAAAGCACTGCGAACCAATCCTCTACTGCTGTTCAGAATATCGCTGCAAAAGGCGAAAAGCTGAAAACTCTCGGCGATAATATCTCTAACGTCGGACAGAAAATGCTGCCTGCGACTATCGCTATTACCGGACTTGGAACTGCGGCGGTAAAAACTGCATCTGATTTTGATACCGCTATGAGCAAGGTTGCGGCAATAGCGGGCGCGACCGGAAAGGACTTTGATGACCTTCGTGCCAAAGCCCGTGAAATGGGCAGCAAGACGAAATTCTCTGCTACGGAAGCCGCAAACGCGATGGAATATATGTCGATGGCCGGCTGGAAAACAAAGGATATGCTCGGCGGTATCGAGGGTATCATGAACCTTGCGGCGGCATCCGGCGAGGACTTGGCAACTACCTCAGACATCGTAACTGACGCACTTACGGCTTTCGGATTGTCTGCCGATGATTCAGGTCATTTCGCAGATATTCTCGCCGCTGCGTCAAGTAATGCAAACACCAATGTTTCCATGATGGGCGAAACATTCAAATACTGTGCGCCTATTGCCGGAGCGTTAGGATTTTCTGCAGAAGATACTGCCGAAGCAATCGGTCTTATGGGTAACGCAGGTATCAAATCCTCACAGGCAGGTACAGCACTTCGTTCCATAATGAATAACCTGTCAAAGGAAGTCAAGCTGTCAAGCAATGCCTTCGGAAAAATGACTATCAAGACTACCAATCAGGACGGATCAATGCGGTCGCTCAACGATATTCTTGCAGATTGTCGTAAAGCCTTTTCTCAGATGTCCGAATCAGAAAAGGCAGCCAACGCACAGACACTTGTCGGCAAGAATGCAATGAGCGGCTTCCTTGCGCTTATGAACGCCGCACCGTCAGATATTGAAAAGCTCAATACAGCTATAACAAACTGTGATGGCAAAGCCGGTGATATGGCTGAAACGATGCAGAACAACCTTGAAGGTCAGATTACTATCCTTAAGTCGCAGCTACAGGAGCTTGCTATTTCCTTCGGTGATATCCTTATGCCGGCTATCCGTCAGATCGTTTCGTGGATACAGGGACTTGTGAATAAGCTAAACGGTATGGATGAAAACACGAAAAAAATGATCGTTACTATCGGCCTGATAGTGGCGGCAATAGGTCCTGCACTGATTGTAATCGGTAAAGTTATGTCTTCGGTCGGAACGATAATGACGCTTGCGCCCAAAATCACAAGTGCGATAACTACCGTCAAGGGCGCTCTATCAGGCTTGAATTTAGCTGGACTTCTTACAAACCCTGTCGGTCTGGTAATCGCCGCTATCACTGCACTCGTTACAGCTTTTATTTATTTGTGGCACACCAATGAAGATTTCAGAAATAAGATCACAGAGATATGGGGCGGCATTGTCGGAAAGTTTCAGGAGTTTTTTCAGGGTATCGTTGACAGGCTCAATGCTTTGGGCTTTAATTTCAAAGATATAGGCGAAGTGATAATGGCAGTATGGGATACCGTCTGCTCATTCCTTGCTCCTGTGCTTGAGGGTGCATTCCAATACATAAGCAATATGGTGTCTTACTCTCTCGATATGATAACGGCAATACTGGATATTTTTATCGGTATCTTTACGGGCAATTGGGAGCAGGTCTGGGAAGGTGTTAAAGGCATATTCCTTGCCGCTTGGAACTTCCTTGTCAACAATATCAAGAATATTCTCAATGTGCTGAAAGGTATATTCGAGGTATTTCTTAGTTGGTTCGGCATATCCTGGGATGATCTATGGAGCGGTGTCAGCGAGTATTTTTTAAATATCTGGAATAACATATGCAACTTTTTTAATGGCATTTTGAACGGCATAAAAAATGCCGCCGTGACCGTCTGGACTGCAATATCAACCTTTTTCACTACGATCTGGAACACTATTAAAAATACATTTATGACGGTCGTAAATGCAATCAAGACATTCCTGACTACTGCTTGGAATGCGGTCAAGACAGTAATAACAACTGTGATGAATGCTATCCATACGGTCATATCTACTGTATGGAATACGATAAAGACTGTTATTACAACGATAATAACAGCGATCAGGACAGTTATAACCACAGCTTGGAATACGATAAAAAACACGGTGACAACTGTTGTCAATGCAATTCATACTGTAATATCCATGGTATTTAATACCATAAAGACTGTTGTCTCAAGTGTTATGAACGCAATCAGCAGTACAGTATCAACCATCTGGAACAATGTAAAAAATACCGTTTCAAGTGTTGTGGGAACAATAAAGGATGCTGTATCAAACGCCTTCAATAACATCTTTTCCGGCATCAAAAATACGATGTCAAATATATTCAATGCAGTTAAAAACGGTTTTGCTAATGTCAAAGATCATATCACAGGTCTTGCATCACAGGCATTCGACTGGGGCAAGGATATGGTGATGGGTATCGTCAACGGCATTAAAAGCTGCATCGGTGCTGTTGGCAATGCTGTATCGAGCGTAGCAGACAAGATACGGTCGTTTCTGCATTTCTCCGTGCCGGACGAGGGACCTCTTACCGATTATGAAAGCTGGATGCCGGACTTTATGAAGGGTCTTGCTAAAGGTATCGAAGACAGCAGGGGCTTGATAAAATCGGCAATGAAAAATGTATCTGCCGATATGGTTATCAGTCCTCACGCAGAAGTCGCACCTATAGGTTCAGTTGGTGTATCTCAAACTGACATAACTGAACTTATTACTGCGATAAAGGGAGCATTTCCTAAAGGCGGTACTGTGGGCGGCGGTGATATCGTTATCCCTGTTTATGTGGGCGGCACGATGCTTGATGAAATAATAGTCAACGCACAGCAAAGAGCAAATCTGAGAAGCGGAGGGCGGTAAAATGTCGTTTATAGAATATCTAAAAATCAATGGTGATCTGCTGCCCTTCCCGAATTCGTATGAGGTCAGTTTATCGTCTGTGGAATCTGACAGCAGCGGAGAAACGGAAGCCGGAACGAAGCAGCATGATGTTGTCCGTCAGGGTGTTGTAGATATTTCTGTATCTTTTACAGTAACTGCATCTTGGCTGAAACGGCTGACCTTCTGGTCAAAACAGAACAAGCTGACAGTGCAGTATTTTGACACGGACAGCTTATCTCTGAAAGAAACAGAAATGTATATCACGAACTTTAGGGCAAAGCTGGAAAAGGATACGAGCTATAAAGGTTTGTGGACAATTGATTTTAATTTGAAGGAGTTTTAGGAGGTGATGCTTTTGTACCCCGTTTCCGATGACTTCATAAAAGCCATTCAAAGCAACAGCCGGAGCTATTTCTGGACAGGCGAGATCACAACGAAAAAGGGACAGAAGTATGCTTTTGAAAACAAGGACATTGTCAAAGGCAGCGGTTACATCACCCGTCAATGCTGCGGTAACACAGAGATAGAGCTTGGTACTGTTTACGCCGCTGAAATGGGTATATCCCTTTTCGCTGATATTGACAGGTACAGTCTTGAAGATGGCACGATAACCCTTTCATTTCATCTTGATGTCGGCGGTCATTATGAAGAAATACCTATGGGTATCTTTGAGATAAGTG